TTCTAACCGAGGGACACAAGAAATGGCTTCTTTTATTTCATGGGGAAACCAATTTTACACAATTATACGGACTCAACTATTAGCTTTCTGGTCCACCATCTTAGCATATTGATTATCAACAATCTTGTTATTCGGAAGGTTATCAACCTCTTGCAATATTCCATCTTGACCGATGACGGTTCTTTTCCTTTTCAGGATATCGTGTTCACCTTCGTAATAGCGTTCGCCAGTAATCATGAGCTTGCGTTTAGATGACTTTTTCCATTTATCAATCTCACGTTCTAAAAACTCTTTATCAGTTAACCGGCTGTTAGCACCTTGGGCAACAATGCCATTTATCTTCTTTGTCAAACTACCTAAATTAAGGTTAATCATACTTAGTTCGCCACCTCTTTAATCAAAACTGAAGGTATCACCTTGGCCAATCTTTTCTGCAATTCCAGTGGTGGCGTCAGGTGCGTCGTCATGTGCATTTTTACCTTCTTTTTGGTACTTCTTCATGGCTTCATAATACTCAGGCCATCTGTCTTTCCAGTTAATAGGGAAATATATATGATCCATCACCCAAGTGGAGTTAGAAAGGATTCTTGCCTGTTTATTCTTGGATTGGTGAAAAGGGTTAATCTGTGTCTTATTACTCTTATATTTTTCAAATAATATACGTTCAACCGCACGGGCAAACCCTCGGCCACCACTGTTTGACTCAATATCAGCTACATTCACGCCGTCCTCGTAAAGCATTTTCGCAGTTGCTGGCTCTGTGATCTCCATCCCATCTTTCGTGTAAAGCACGTTGAGAACATAGGCTTCACCATTGTAAACACCATAGTTAATTGAACAAAGGTAATCGTCACCGGTATCCGCTGTGTCTGTATAATTTTTGATAGCTGTAAAAAGAAGATTGCCATTAGCGTCAGTAGGTAACCTCTCGTAGGTCTTAAATGAAGTATAAAGCCGTCCTTTAATATCAATCGGCTCCTGCTGATAGTTAGCAGAAGCAATATCTATGCCCATAGCCCTTATTTTGGAGTTATAGGACTGTCTAGAGAGTATCTCATCACATAACATGGTACCGTCATCTTGAAGTGCTTTATATGAGATATGTCTTAGCCTAGCACCTTCTTCAGTGAAGTGCTTTAGTGCTCTTCCTGCAAGATCCTCACTATGCCATCTAGTCATTACGATAATAATCTTACCGCCTTCTTCAAGTCTAGAAAGCATAGTATTTGTAAACCAATCCCAGTGTTTTTGCAGAACATCTGCATTGTTTGCCTCTAGTGCGGACTTGATAAGGTCATCAATAATCATCAAAGAGCAACCAAACCCTGTTGCAGTACCTGTGGGAGACGTTGCCAAGTAGTTGTTATATCCGCCCTCTAAAGACCACATGTTCATAGCGCCGTCGCCACGTTTAATAGAAACGCCAGGAAAGATATCAGAGTAAACAACCTTATCCTTATCTGCCTTTTCTGCTAGGATTGTGTCCCTTACATTCTTTGAAAAGACTGTAGATAAGGTTTCATTGTATGATCCTGTCATGACCTTTTCTCTTTGGTTTTTACCTAGAACCCATTCAACAAAACAGCCAACCGTACGTGACTTTCCATGCCTCGGGGGCATATTAACCACCAATACTTCATCATCACTTTCAAAGAAGTCCTGAAGGTTTTCGCAAAGTTCTCTAAGATAAAGTCTGTCTAGTTTATAAAAATCAGGTGCTTTTAGATGGCAATAAAAAAAGAACTCACGCTTAGCAAGTTCAATCTTTGCATGTAACCGAATAGTTTTTCTAGATATCTTCTTCATCATAAATCAGCTTCTTTAGTTCTTCGGTTGTTAATCCTTCCATAGGATTATTGACCTGACCTGATATCTCAACTTTATCTGTAAACATTCCAAGATGTTTGCCTAGCTTATCCAAGGCAGCTAGTTTGTCGTAGAGCTTAAAGGTAAATACACCTTTCGCATTAAGGGACACCTCTTGGATTAGACTCCCGTCCACATCATCACTATCGCGCATTTCTATAACCTGTGAATAATCAATAATAGGCTCTCCGGTTTCCTTGTCATGTTCTACTACTGTTTTAGCGGTTCGGAACGAGAGATAGTCTTTAATATCGGCAAACGCAATTTTAGCAAGCTCTCTAAGGACTTGATCTTGGGTTATTTCTGTGCGTTTTTCCCTAGCTCTCATCTTTTCCTCAATGTACTCTTTAACCTTAGCATTTCTTAGCAGTCTGCTTCCGTTTACCGCTGCAGTTTCATCTTTTTTCACATTCTTATATGCATGCTTGTATGCTCTAGTGGCATTAAGGTCTATTAGATACTCATCAGCAAAGATCTTTTGATTCGGCGTTAGACTCACTTAATGCTCACCTCCTGTTTTTGCATAAAAAATGAGCCATCTTCTACAAGACAGCCCTTCCCAATAACATAATAACACGGAAAGTACCCTCAAAAGTGCCATCTTTGTGCCAACTTGGGTTTTCAGCTCAGAGATGCTATTCCACTTCCCACCCAAGCCTATCAGCTATTAAGAGAACAAACTCCTTTCTCCACCGATAAAAAGTCCTTTTGCTTATCCCAAGTTTCTCTTGTATTCCTCTATCGGTAAGCCTTCGTTCAAAGTACTTTAATTGTATTAATTTGAGCTTAGCTGGTTCTTGAGTTCGCTCAACTACCCCTAAAGCCCACTCAATAGCACTTAGTCGCTTTTCGATCTCTCGTATTACCCCAGACGAAAGCTTAATTGCCTTTCTTCCTGTAGGATCACCTGGACCTGAATAAACAGGAACTTCAGGCTGTCCTCCACCATCTATGATGTCTGCTTTCATAATCAGCAGTTCCTTTTTTCTTAGTTTGTAATGATACAGTTCTTTCTCTATAAGCCTGAAATTAGCCCGTTTTAAATCCTTGTATGTTGTAATCTGTTCCATCAACTTAACGCTCCTTTCAGACATAAGAAAAACCGGCAAGACAATTGTCTTTACCGGCTTAGCTTTTTTGCTTAACCTATTTTAATTTTTAAGTACACTTTCCAAATCAATTACAAAATCAATACATGCTTTTTTACTTTGTGAATCAGAAATAGCTTCTGTAGTGAAAGCCAAAAGGTTTTGAATCATTTGAACGTCTAAAGAATCTTCATCAACCCTGATAGCCTTCTGTGGTAGATCGTTCCAATAACTAATATTTACAGCATCAAACTCTAGCAAACCTTCAGCTTTCCTATGGAACGAAAACAATGTTCTGGACTTTCCCTTGAAATAATAATCTAACCCATCCTTCAAAATGTGTAACCAAATCTTCATATTTTGCTCCTTTAGTAATTGGATTAGATCATTTCTCATGTTGTTAGTCTTGATGAGCTGATCCTGTGTCATGTTATTCGAAGTTCATCAGGTAATCTCCTGTAAATTCTATAGAGCTAATGGTAATAGGCACTTGTTTTCACTCACTTGGTCTTGTTAGGTATCGTCTGGGGCCCATAATATTACCTAGCGTGTCATCAAATTGCACGAAAAATCCGTATCCATCATGTCCAAGGCCATCTGGTCCAAATGTAAAATAGGTAACTCCGTTATATCTCATAGAACCAATCATGTTTAGGAAATCAAGGCTACTAAAACTGTCATCCGCACCCAGACCTTTTAAAATCTTGTCTGGCCCTTGAATTCTTGCCTCTGGGTCCACAACTTCTATAAGATTTATAATGCATTGTTTGTATAACCCTATCATTTCAGGATCTTCATACAACTCACAATGCATGGATACTGCAGCTGTGATAATAGATCCAGTATCTGGCGAAAGTGTTACCGATACTGACAAGCCTGGTCCTGATTCTCTTTGGTAAAAATTATAACTCCAACCTTCTTCAGTTTCCATAAACAATGAAGGAAAGACAATCAGTTTATCTAAATTCTTGCTTAAAGCCACCTGATTCCACATCTTTAAAAAATCTTCGAGCGAAGCTTCTAATATATTCCCATCGTAATCTGGCATTTTCCGGCTTTCGTCTAAAAACGCAGCTTTAAATTCATTTTCATACTCAAATGTGTAATTATGAAGGAATTTTAGTAAAGCTATTGATTCAGAAGCATTTTTAGTTCCCTGTGCAATACCTAATAGATCCATACCGACCTGTAGTCCGTACTGCGGTATATCAGAATTAATGTAAGGTGATATGTCTAAAAGAGCACCTGATTCTCTATAAATCTCTCCTCGAGCTTTAGGTATAAAAAATACGTCCGGTGGATCTCCTGCAGCAAACTCTAGCAAAAGTTTTTGCTCGTAATCTGGTATATAGCCTGTAATGGCAAAGTAGTTTTGATTAAAAGAACTAGGTACTACTTCTAGTGAGATAGAAAAAGATGGATCCTGCTCTTCGAATGCTCTAATTGCTTCTTCTAGAAACTCCCTTACCTTGTAATTACCATATGCCATCATCCTTATTTGAGGTTTTGAAATGTTATCAGATGCAACATCTAAATGATCAGCTTGGTTAGAAATAAGATACCAGATACAGATTAGAACAATAACCATCAGACAAAGAATGACAGCATATCTCTTTCTCACAAGCAAATCACCCATTAAATCACCCCATTAAAATGATATTATTTACTCTTTCGATTGCTAATTGGTAGTGTCAAGAATCTTGTGTAAACCCATCCCCATACTTTTTCAGGAATAGTTCTTGAAGTTCATCATGAGCTTGG